TGATAGACGTAACTGGCACAATTTTTATCGGGTTTTTATTCTGGAGTATTGAAAGTTTCCGTAATTTCATGACTACATATTTCGAGAAACTTAGAATTAAACAACAATTTGGAACGTATGTATCTCCAGAGTTAGTAAAAAAATTACAGGAGGACCCAACGTTGCTGAGATTGGGTGGGGAGACTAAACGACTCACTTTTCTTTTTTCTGACATTCGAGGATTCACACCAATTTCAGAAAAATATCAAAAAGACCCACAAGGTCTTACAAAATTAATAAATAGATTTTTAGATAATCAAACTCAAATTATTATGAAACATGGTGGAACTATTGATAAATATATGGGAGACTGTATCATGGCATTTTGGGGAGCACCACTTGATGATGAAGATCAAGTGAAACATGCAACAGACGCTGTTATCGAAATGAAACAGTCATTAAAGGAATTAAATGAAAAACTCAAAGAAGAGGGTTTGGATGAAATTAATACAGGAGGCGGAATCAACACAGGAACTTGCGTGGTGGGAAACTTCGGTAGCTCCAATCGCTTTGACTATAGTGTGCTTGGGGACGCCGTTAATCTGGCTGCTCGTTTAGAAAGTCTATGTAAAGAATATGATGTTGGAATTATAATTTCAGAGTATAGTTTAGTTGATGGTTATGATTACGAATATTTAGATGAGGTAATTGTAAAAGGAAAGACAGAGCCCATCAAAATCTATACCATCAGAAAATAACACTTGACATTCGACCTCTCTTTTTGTTATAATTATGATTAGAAATGTATATTTCAAGGTATTTAGGAAATAAATCATGAACTCAGACCAAGTCGCAGCAGACCTAGCAAAACACGAAGCCGTTTGTGCAGAACGTTGGAAAACTGCGTTCAACAAATTCGATGATATGGAAGAAAATATCAAAAGAATAGAAATGATTTTAATAACTTGCGCTGGCGGTATAATCGTCGGCGGAGCAACAGTAATTTTGACAATATTGTCACTACATGGGTAAATAAATATGAAAAAAGATTATGAAACAAAAGACATAAAAGCCACTAAGACTAAAAAAGTTGAAGATGGCGTTATCTTTGAAGAGAATGGTGTTTTCAAATTTAAGTGGGATGGAGAAGTTCATGGATTCACTAAAAAAGAAAACGCTGAAGCAGCACTAAATAGATTTAAAGGATAATATGTCTAATAGTATTGAAGACGCTTTGAAAAAAGCAGTTGCGAAAGCAGAAGTAGGCAAGATAGTAGAAGGCGAAGGATCTGAAGATAATCAAGAATTGTCAACAAGAATTAAAAAACTGATGGCAAGAAAAACAAATCTTCAACGCAAAAAGAGAAGTAAGCTACCGTCATCTATTCGATGAAGAAAAAGCTATCTCACCAGGAACGGTATGAGATTTGCAAGAAATGTCCAAACCTAGATAAAAGGTGGAAAACTTGCAAAACATGTTATTGTTTTATGCCTCTCAAGACTAAGTTAAGATGGGCAGAGTGCCCCGAGGAACCACCTCGGTGGACATAGGAGAGTAATTATGCCAATGCACCATTCTGGAAAGAAAAAGAAAAAACGTGGAAAGAAAAAACAAGGATACTGATGAGAGTTTTCCGTATATGACATGGCTAGACCATTTCAGAGTTGAAAAACCTGTCAATCCTTCTTTCTATGACTCTTTTATAGAAGGCACGACAAAGATTGTTCCTTTTGATTACGAAATATTAACACTTTTCGAGATGAACTGGGAACAAGAACCTTGGGAGGTGATCTTTTATCAGGTGGGTGATGACTATACTCTTAGTGAGATTGATGAAATCGTGAATACACGAAATAGTATTCAGACCAAATGCGCGTATAAATGGTCTCACCCACCGACCTTGCCTAAGCCTGTAATTATACAGGAGTTGAGAAAATAAAATGCCAGTAATGAAAGTTAAAGGTGGGTATAAGTGGGGAAAATCTGGAAAAGTCTTTAAGACAAAGAAAGAGGCAGAAGCCCAAGGCAGAGCGATCTACGCTTCTGGGTATAAGAAGAATGGCAGTAAGAAAAAGAAAAAGCGCTAAGAAAAAACCAGTACCAACAAATCCCAGACTATATGCAACAGTAAAAGCTGAAGCAAAACGAAAATTTAAAGTCTATCCAAGTGCATATGCAAATGGATGGTTAGTAAAAACTTATAAAGCAAGAGGCGGTAAATATCGCATGGGAAAAAGAAAATGAAAGCAATCTTAACAAAAGATGGCAAATTCAGAATGATCGAAAAAGATGGTCATACTGATGGAGCTTCAGCAATAAATGCTTGCAAAACAATCATGTCTCATTGTCAGATGATTCTTGATAATGTAGACCCAGAACAAAGTTTACCAACGTGGTGGACAAATAAACTAGCAATCTCAGAGTATGAAGTAGTCTCAGCGGCAAATTATTTGTCGAACGGACTTGAAGGAGATGGCTAAACCTAGAGGCGGACTTACTAAATGGTTTAAAGAAAAATGGGTGGATATTAGCCGACCTAAAAAGAAAGGAAAATACCAACCATGTGGTAGACCTAAAGCAAGAACTGCTAGAGGTGGTTACCCGAAATGTGTCCCTGCAAGAGTAGCATCAAAGATGTCAGCAGCAGAGAAAAGATCGGCAGTTCGCCGCAAACGAAGTAAAGCACAAGGAATTGGTGGTAAGCCAACGTTTGTGAAAACTTTTACAAAACGGAGAAGCCGAAAGAAAAAGTAGGCATATGAACAGACATGAAGTTGTAAAAGAACTTTTACATATTTTAAATTTATCGAATAAATTTAAACATGCATTAGATAACAGATTAACCGTATATCAAGAAATAAGATATAGATTAAATAAAGGGCAGCAATGCCAAGAGCTTTTAGAAAGCATAGGACAATAAAATGGCAAGACAAGGTGGATTTTTAGTTGGACCAAGCGTTCATGGAACATCTAAATTAAGAAAACATGTACTAAAAAGAGGACTCACTAGAGACCTTAATGCTGCAGCAGGAACTTATGTAAATACTAAGTCTCCAATGACCACACCAGGTGGTTTTTATGGCGCAGCTCCGAAGGCAATCGGACCAAGATTTGGTAAAACAGTTACTCCTAAATCAGCAAGATTCGGAAAACAGGGTGCAAGCCGAATATTACCGAGACGCGGAAGATAAATATTTTACATGACGACTTTCATAAACTTATGAAAGCAGGACGACTTAATAAAGTCGTAAATATTATTTTAAATGGCACTGACAGCAAACGAAAAAGCAAGACTAAAAAAGGCAGGTCTAACAAGGTTAAATAAACCTAAGATGACCCCTAAGCACCCAACAAAGAAAGCTGTGGTTGCTACAAAAGTGAATGGCAAAATTAAAGTCATTCGCTTCGGTGCCCAGGGAATGGGGCATAATTATAGTCCAGAAGCAAGAAAATCTTTCAAAGCAAGACATCGTAAGAATATTGCTAGAGGAAGAAAATCTCCTGCATACTGGGCGGATAAGTTTTTATGGGCTGGGAAAGGCGGTAAGAAAAAATTACCACCTAAATCTCAGAAATATGTTCGAGGAATCAAAAGAAGGAAAAGATGACAATACCAAAAGTTATAGACGCAAGAACCGTTTGGCTAGATAGTATTTGCTTACAAGCTGAAGAAGTTTTAACAAAGTTAAAACAACGAGAAATTAAAGGTATAACTTTAAATCAATCCGAACAAAATATGGCAGAACTTTGTAGTGCATATCTTTATATGCTACAAGTCTGCAAAGAATATGGAATTTTTGATTCCGATGACCCTTTTAACTTATTTAACAAAGAGACCTTACATTGATCGAGATAAGCCGTACAGATATTGTACACGACTATCTCATGGAGTTAAATCCTGAGAATCGTTTCATTAAACTACCCATTGAAGGGTATCTAGACTTATTAGGGGTCGTCCCTAACTCCTCTCAAACTGCGATTATAAACGCAATTAATAATCCAAAATATCGTTTTGTCTGTGCGGCGGTCTCTCGTCGCCAAGGCAAAACATACATTTCAAATATTATAGGACAATTGGTATGTTTAGTACCAAATTCAAACGTTCTATTAATGTCACCCAACTACTCATTATCTCAAATCTCATTTGACTTGCAAAGAAATCTTATAAAGCATTTTGACTTAGAGGTAACAAGAGATAACGCAAAAGATAAAGTTATTGAACTTTCAAATCAATCAACTATAAGAATGGGGTCTATTAATCAAGTAGACTCTGTAGTTGGTAGATCTTATGACTTAATCATCTTCGACGAAGCCGCACTTACTGATGGTAGAGATGCTTTCAATGTGGCACTTCGGCCAACACTCGATAAAGAAAACTCCAAAGCTATTTTTATTTCTACCCCAAGGGGAAGAAACAATTACTTTGCAGAGTTCTACTATCGAGGATTTTCAGATGAATTTCCAGAATGGTGTAGTATAAAAGCTACTTACCACGAAAACCCTCGTGTATCAGAAGAAGATATTAAAGAAGCAAAAAAGACAATGTCCGAAGCAGAATTTAACCAAGAATACATGGCAGACTTTAATGTATTTGAAGGTCAGATCTGGGCATTTAATCATGAAAAATGTACTGCAGATTTAACACAATTTGAAACTAGACATATGGATGTCTTTGCAGGACTTGACGTTGGTTATAAAGATCCAACAGCCTTCTGTGTTATAGCATATGACTGGGAAGAACAAAAGTACTACTTAGTAGATGAATATTTAAACGCAGAAAGAACAACCGAACAACACGCAGCAGAAATAAGAAAACTTGTAGATAAGTGGGGAATTGACTTTATCTATATTGACTCTGCAGCCCAGCAAACTCGATATGACTTTGCTCAAAATTATGACATTTCTACTATTAATGCAAAGAAATCAGTGCTTGATGGAATCTCCCATGTCGCTGGAATAGTAGATAATGATTTACTTATTGTAGATCAAAAATGCAAACACGCACTTATATCCCTAGACCAGTATCAATGGGATCCAAATCCTAATTTATTAAAAGAAAAACCAAAACATGATATGTCATCTCATATGGCAGATGCTTTACGATACGCTCTCTATACATTCGAGACTACAGCCACTACGTTTTAACAAGACCAACTGAAAAACAGTTCTTGACATATGATGTGAGTTTTTGATATAATTCTAAATAAGAGTATAATTATGAACTTAAAAAGAGATTTAGTAAAATATGTACGAGACAAAGCTAAATCACAATATAAAAAAGCAAATGCTTGTTATATTTGCGGTAGTAACAAAGATTTAGATTTTCATCATTTTTACGGACTCACCGAACTACTAGAAACTTGGCTAAAACAGAATAATATAACTATAGAGAATGAGCAAGAAATACTAGAGATTCGCGAAGTCTTTATTGATGAAAATAATGACAAGATTTATGATTACGCAACAACTCTCTGCCATGCGCATCACTTACGACTACACTCAATTTACGGAAAACGACCCAAATTGATTACAGCAGAGAAACAAAGAAATTGGGTCGAGAAACAGAGAGAAAAATATGGCATGGTATGACAGACTAATAGGAAGAAACCCAGAGGTTGATGACGAAAAACTCAACCCTGCTCAGTATGTCATTTCCCGCAACGAGGGAATGACAATTGATTCCCGTGAAATCGTAACAAATTATAGAAATGCCTACGAAACATTAGAAATAGTTAATCGTGCTGTAAACATGATTGTAGATGATGTTGCAGAAATACCTTTCTCTGTAGGAAATCAGATTTTAGGCGTTAATAACATAATTAAAAATTTACGTAAGTCTAGACTTGATTTACTTTTAAACATAGAGCCTAACCCTTTTCAAGATGTTAGTACTTTTAAAAGAAATCTAATTATTGATTTACTTATCGATGGTAACATATTTATTTACTACGATGGAGCACATCTCTATCATTTACCAGCAGATAAAGTAACAATTTATTCAGACGACAAAAACTATATTGAAAAGTATAGTTATGACAACAGTATTGATTATAGTGTAAATGAAATTATACACATAAAAGAAAACAGCTTTAACTCCATATATAGAGGAGTTCCAAGATTAAAACCAGCATACAGAACTATGCAGTTACTTGGCAGCATGAGAAATTTTCAGGACAACTTCTTTAAAAACGGAGCTGTACCAGGTTTAGTACTTAAATCACCAAACACTCTTTCTGAGAAAATTAAAGAAAGAATGTTACAAGCATGGAGTATGAGATATAATCCAAATACAGGAGGTCGTAGACCCCTTATTCTTGATGGTGGTTTAACAGTTGATAGTTTAACAAATATTAACTTTAAAGAATTAGACTTCCAAGAGTCTATTAAAGCAAATGAAAGAATTATTCTAGAAGCAATGGGTATTCCACCAATTCTTTTTGATGGTGGTAATAATGCGAATATTCGACCAAACCACAGACTTTATTACTTAGAAACTGTGTTACCTATTGTTAGAAAACTAAAATACGGATTGGAAAGATTCTTTGGTTTTAAGCTTTCTGAAGATGTAACAGGAATACCTGCTTTACAACCAGAATTAAGAGACCAAGCAGCTTACTATGCCACTCTTGTAAATACAGGAATTATTTCCCCAAATGAAGCAAGGGATGCGCTAGGAAAAGATCCAGTACCAGGATTTGATGAACCAAGAGTTCCTGCAAACATAGCAGGTTCCGCAGCAAATCCAGAACAGGGCGGAAGACCAGAAGAGACTCCCCCAAGCGAAGGAAATTAATATGACAAAAGATATGATGGCAAAAGCATTATCTGAGTTCTTTGTTAAAAAGGGCGTAGAAACTATGGATCTACCTACTTACAAAGAGTTTGGAAATGATGTACCAGTTAAAGACTATCTTCTAAGAAGAGCATTTGGTTCTTGGACAAGAGTACTATCTGCGATGAAAAAAAGACATCCAGTAGAAGTAGCTCCAGCACCAGCACCAGCTCCAAAACCCGCCCCAAAAGCAGCAGCTAAAAAAGCACCTGCTAAGAAAGCGGAGAAAGAAGATGTCGAATAAAATCTATCACTGGACTAGCACTTTTAAATCATTGGGTGAAACTGATGATGGAGGAGTCGAAATCAAAGGTTCTGCTAGCACAAATGGTATAGATAGAGCTGGAGACATTATTGAAACAGAAGCATGGACTAAAGGCGGTTTAGAAAACTTTAAAAATAATCCAATTATTCTTTTCAATCACAACTACGATAAACCAATCGGTAGAGCAAAAGATTTAAAAGTTACAGATCAAGGTTTAGAAATATCTGCAAAGATATCTAAAGCTGCAGGTGATGTAACACAACTAATTAAAGATGGTGTCCTTGGGGCTTTTTCTGTCGGTTTCCGTGTTAAGGATGCTGACTACATGACAGAGACCGATGGATACAGAATAAAGGACGCGGAACTTTTTGAAGTTTCAGTAGTATCAGTATCTTGCAACCAAGGGGCAACCTTTGGAATGGCAAAGTCTTTTGATTCTATGGAAGCATATAATAAGTATAAGCAATCTTTTTACAAGGCTAACTCAAACGATTCAGCAGACGCTGTTGAAATTGAGCAGCCAAACGGGGCAATAGCCCAAGAAATGGAGACTAATATGTCAAATGAAAAACAAGCTCCTGTAAGCAAACCCGAGTTCGATCTTGAAGCATTTGCTAAAAAAGTTGCAGAAGATACTGCTGCTTCTATCGCAATGAAACAAGCCGAGCAAAAGGCTGCTGAGCAAAAAGCTGCTGAGGAAGCTGCTGAAAAAGCTGCTCAAGAAGCTGAGGTTCAAAAAGCCGCTGAGGAAGCAAAACAAGAAGAGCAAAAAACTATAGTTCAAGCTGGACTATCAGGCGCTGAAAAATTGATGCAAGATGTTGAGAAAAGACTTGACTCCAACTACTCTAACTTAGAGTCAGTGGTCAAATCTTTAGAAGCTCAATTAGCAGAAAAATCAGAAGAAATCATGAAAATTAGAGAAAGCAAAAGAGTTTTCTCTGATAGAAAAGGTGAAGGCGACTGGAAAAAAGCTTTTGAAAGAGATATTATTGATGCAAAATTTGCTGGTCTTGCCACAGGCAAAGGCTGGGAAAACAAATATGCTAAAGATATTATGCAAAAAGTAAACGCACACTCAGGTATAAGCGTTTCATCTGCTGATTTCGAGCAAGTTGTTTCAACAAATATCGAAAGAGATATTCAAAATGAATTAGTCTTGGCCCCTCTATTTAGAGAGATCACCATGACTTCTGCAAACATGATTATCCCAATTTTACCAGATAGTGGTTACGCTGAATTCGCTTCAGGTCAAACAGCTTCTGGTTCATCACCAACAGGTAACTTAGCTGAAAGAGGCGACACTTATGGCGCACCATTCGGTGGGGTAACTATGACTGAAAGAACTCTTTCAACCAAGAAACTTATTTCACAATCATACTTAGGTAATGAAACTGAAGAAGATGCAATTTTACCAATTCTTCCTCTAATCAGAGAATCAATGGTAAGATCACACGCAAGAGCCATCGAGAATGCTATTCTAGCAGGTGACGATGCTGACGGTGCTTTCGGTACTGGCGGTGCTTCTTTTGAAGGTCTATTACACTTAGCAAGAAATGACAGTGACTACACACAGCCAGCAGGAACTTTCTCAGCTTCTGACTCTGTAACAGCCGCTGACCTTCTTACTTTAAGAAAGAATATGGGTAAATATGGCGTTAACCCACAAGACGTAGTTTATGTCGTATCACAAGACGTATATTACAACTTGCTAGAAGACGCTGAATTCCAAGATGCTAACCTAGTTGGCGATTTGGCAACAAAACTTTCTGGTGAAATCGGACAGGTATTCGGATCAAGAGTTTTACTCTGTGACGAATTCGCAACAAAAGCTGCAGCAAAATTTGGTGCAGTAGCTGTCTACACAAGAAACTATGTGATGCCAAGACTACGTGGTGTGACTGTTGAGTCAGATTACGAAGTAGCTAATCAGAGAAGAGTACTTGTAGCTTCACAAAGACTTGGCTTCATTGATCTTATCGATGGTGCAACTTCTAAGTGGGCATTTATGTACAAATCAGCATAATTGATCCCTTAACGGATAACATGGCTTGGGGCGAGCCTATCGCCCCACTTTTTAACTATGGCAAATTTAATAACAATACAACAGTACAAAGATTTTGCAGGACTCACAGGTGTTAGTGAGGATGCCAAAATAAATGTTATTATACCAGCTATAAGTCAAGCAGTAAAAACTTACTGCGGGACTAGTATCATAGATTATTATTCTACAAGTAAAACAGAATATTTTGATATCTATGACACTTACACCAATGCAATTCTAGTAGACGAAAGTCCTCTAGTAAGTGTAACTTCTGTAAAAGAAAGAGCAGGACAAGCAGACAGTTATATAACTTTGATAACTGGTAACTCTGACGGCAGTGGGAAGTATGAGTATACTATCGATACTGAGCGAGATACTATTTATCGAACAACAGCAACTGGAGACGCTTTCTTTCCAAAAGGAAGAAAAGCAGTAGAAGTAGTGTATACCGCAGGGTATTCATCTACTCCAGAAGATTTAAAACTAGCATGTTTTGATTTAGTAAAATACTATTTAAAAGATGAAAGAAAAGACAGACTAACTATCGCAGGTGCTTCGATACAGAATCAAGTTTCTACAAGTCTGAAAGAGAATATTGGGTTCCCAGACCATATTAAACGAATACTTGATTTTTATAAAGTACACAAGTAATGGCTTTACAACAATTAAATACTGATTTTGAAAGAATATTTAAGGCAATATTTAAACCGCCTGGAGCCGACCAAGGGGGTTCTAAGGACCCTTTTCGTAAGTTTGTAAAAAAGTTTAGTCATGAATTTAAAATTGACAAAGCAACAATAAAAAAAGAACTAGGAGAAATTCAAACTTCTAAAAGATTACAAGGGAAAAGAGAACTTATAGTAACTTCTCCAGAATTAATTAGACTAAAAGATAAAGTTGCAGAGAAAATTTTTAAAACTTTTGCTAGTATTGTTAATGTAAATGAAAAAAACTATACTTTAACAGTTACTTCAACAGACAATGAAATAATATTATTGTATGAATTAAACAAAGATGCAGTACAAGACGTATATAGTAAACTTGCAAAACTTAAAAAACAAGTATTAGATGAAGTTTTTGCAACTGGAGAAGCAAAACAATTTTTAGATATATTACAAAAAGCAGGAGCTTCAGTAAAAAGTCCTGGTGCTTTATTCGATATAGGACATAGAGAATCAGTAAAAGAACTTGCTGGAAGTGCCTTTGTAAAAGCAGCAGAATCATTAGATGATGATAGGTACAAAAGAGCAGGAGACGAAGGAGGAGATATAGAATATGCCTCTAAAGTCAAAAACGAAATTGCTAGAAAAATTAAACAAGATTTAAGTAAATTTAATTTAAATCTTAATGCAGTAGATAAGTTTGTAGTTTTTTCAGGAGACGGATCTTTAGTAAGAAAACCTAATAGTACTTTTGTCGTTAAAACAGATTTAGAAAGTAAGTTTAAAAACCAAGTTCAAAATCAAACTTCGGGAGAAGATGCCAGAGATATAGGAAAAGTTTTAGGGGATCTAAGAAGATATATCCAAGACGAGTTAACAAAAGAAATTTCATTAGCTAGTGCACAAGGATTTACACAAAGAGAAGGTTCAGACTCATTTGTAGAAGCTCTTGCAAGAGGTTTAGTAATGGATAAATCTCTACTACCTTTATATAGAAAAGGAATTGCAAAAAATAGAACAAAATATAAAGGAAAAGGCAAAAATAGAAATAATACTTCAAAAACACAAACAGCTGAGTGGGAAAATAAAAAGACAACACATAAAATAAGAGGTCTAGGTCCAATCAGTTTAAATACTTCTCCTCAACCTGCTGAAAAAGGAGTTAATTTTAATGAAAGTGCTTTTACAATTAGAGCCTTTATAAATTCAAGATTAACACAAGAAGTAGAAAAGAATATGGGTAGACCTACCCTTGAAAATAGAACAGGTAGATTTGCACAATCAGCACAAGTAGTAAATGCAAATATTAAAAACGGTCAATTGCATATGGACTATACATACCAAAAAAATCCATATGAAACCTTTGAAGTTGGAGGTAGATATTCAGTAAGTTATGACCCAAGACCGTTGATAGAAAGAAGTATAAGAGAAATTGCAGCTGAAAAACTTCAAATGAAATTTACACTTAGGAGAGTATAATGGCATCAACATATAGAACAGCAAGAAAAAAAGTAGTTGATGCTTTAGTAGACAAGTTAAAAGGAATTGATGGAAATGCTCCTTATAACGCAAATGTTTTTAATAATGTAGATGGACATTTAAAATTTTTGGATGAAATACAACAATATCCAAAAATATGTGTAGTAGCAGGGGACGAATTTAGAGAATATCAACCTGGCGAATTTAAGTGGAGACTACTAGATATAACAATTAGAGCATATATTCGTGATGAAAACGACGCTCAAGAAACTTTAGCATTATTGTTAGAAGATATCGAAAGAGTTATCGACAATAATGATAATTTAGTGTATGATGATACTGTCACACCTAATAAAACTACCACTTCTTTAACTATAGGAAGTATTAGTACCGATGAAGGAGTTATTGCTCCTCTAGGAATTGGAGAAATGGCAGTTCGAATACGATATTAGGAAACAGGTAAGGCACATAAAAATGTCGCCACACCCTTTCCAAAGTAAAACGGAGAAAGCAAAATGGCTTTAAATTTATCGAGAAATACCAAGGTATTTGTCAGCTCTGTAAACGGAGTACATGCTAGCGGTGGATCTATCGTAACTTTAGATGGTTTCACAGGTGGATCAGGGTATGTCGTAGGAGAGGTTATTACTTTGGGCACAACATCAGGTTCTGGAACAGGAGCAAAATGTATAGTTGCTGCTGTATCTGGAGGTGCTGTAACTGAAGTGTATATACCAAATAATTTCCGAGGAACTGGTTATGCCGATAACGATACAGTTGATCAATCAACTGCTAGTGCAAGTGGTACTGGTTTCGCTGCAGTTGTAAATGGTGTTACAAGCACTACTACTGCACAAGGATCTAGAACTGCAACAGGTCTTTTCAAAGGGCATGGAACAAATGTAAATACTTTTAGAATTGGCGTATTAGATGGATACAGCTTCTCTCAAGGAAGTGAGGCAACAGACATTACTATTAATGAAGCTGGTGCTACCCCTAATCGTGGGTCAAAAAGATTTAATGATTCTTTACCTCCTGCAGAATGGTCATTTGGTACATATGTAAGACCTTTCAAACATGGTACTAATAGCTGGAGAACAAGTGGTACTCATGATATGTGTGAAAACATCTTATGGGCATCTATTGCTGGTAAAGATATTACTGGAGGTTCTTTAAGCGGAACTTCTCAAGCAGCAGTAACTTGTGACTCAAGTGATGCAGATGTAACTTTTGAAAGATCAGAGCACCATGAATTGTTAAAACTAACAATTTTCTTTGCTCTTGAAAACACAACTTACAGATTAAACGAATGTCAAGTTAACCAAGCAGAGATTGATTTTTCAATTGATGGAATTGCTCAAATAACATGGTCAGGAAATGCAACAACTATTGACCAAGTTACAACAGCTATTGAAGATCCATCAAAAGTATTACATGCAAAACCAAGTTCAACAGATACAAGTGTAACTACTGCAACTTATGTAGAAGGTTATAACTATGCTGATTCAACTGGTCCAGACGATGCTGATTACTTAAGAAACAAACTTTCAACTCTAACACTTGCTGTTGATTCTTCACAAGGTGGAGGAGCAGCTTCAAATGGGTTAGATACAAGAACTTATGATATTAATATTACTGGTGGCTCAATTACTATAGCTAATAATGTTACTTATGTAACACCAGAAACACTTGGTATCGTTGACAAACCAATTGGATCCTTTACAGGAGCCAGACAGGTTTCAGGATCTTTGACAATGTATTTAGATACAAAATCAAATGGTTCAAACCAATTATTAACAGACTTAGCAGCAGCTACAGACTTAGTAAGTAATTCATTTAATATGAGTTTATTTATGGGCGGCGGATCAAGCGATACACCAGTTGTAGAGTTTGATATTCCTAGAGCTCACTTACAAGTACCAACTATAGAAGTTGCTGATCTTATTTCAACATCAGTAGAGTTTTCTGCTCATGGAACAGATCTCTTGACTGGAGATGAGATGACTGTTAAGTATAAAGGATCAAGATCACATTCTGATTCTCAATACGCAACAAATTATACTGTCTAACAATGGCAGAGTACAACTTTCTTAGAGAAAGTAGTGTACACCTCGTATACGGAGGGAGTCGCTATAATTTAAAAACGACTCCCGATGTATCGTTTTCTCAGACATTTGCGGAAGATGCATACCAAGTAAAGACTTTGCATGATCAAACAAAGATGTCACAGGGAACAAGTATAACAAAAGCTAATCCTGCGGACTTTAGTTTTGCAGTTCATCTTACAAAAGAAAAAGATGAATCTATCGTGCTAGATCTTTTAGTCGATTATGATAGTAGTGGATCAAATATGAAAAGTTTTGATCTTTATATCGTAACTGGCGAAAGCACTTTTAAATTGAATGAATGTATTATAACAGATGGACAATTTAATTTAAATAAAGGTTCACCGTTAATTTTATCAGTGAATGGGCAAGGGCAAAAATTAGAACGCGTAGGAGATGAAACTTATTCACTTCCTGGCACACTGCAATCTGCAAGTGCCACACGAACCCCCACCTTATCGCTGATTGATGTTGAAGTAAGCGGTTCAGATGTATCAAACTTAATATCTGCAACATTAAGTATACAAAATGAAATAGCTTGGACACCTTATGAAACATTACAAAACAGTTTTTCAGTTACAAGTGCTTCAAATGCAATGTACCCTTCAGGATATACTTTAGATAGACGAGTTATATCTGGAAATATTACTCAGTATTTAACAAGTAATAATTCAAGTACATTACAAACTTTTAATACAGATACAGGAGTAAGATTAAAAACTCTTGTGGATGAAAGTACGTTTTTTGATGCAAATTTAACAAGTTGTAGATTTACAAAACGTACAAATGTTGCAGAAGCATTTACGCAGACGTTTGATTTTAGATTATTAACAAACCCTGCAGACTTATCAACTTTAATTTCATATTAGGAGAAATAAATGGATTTAAAACAACTATTAGTGGATAGTAAAACCACATGGGTTGATTTCCCAGGCCTTGAAGGTTTTGAAGTAGAATTAGCAAACCTATCAAGAAAAGAATTAGTAAATCTTAGAAAAAGATGTACTGTAAATAAATTTAATCGTAAAACTCGTCAGTTTGAAGATGAGCTAAATGATGATAAATTTATTATTGAATTTACAAGAGCAACTGTAAAAAATTGGAAAGGATTAAAATTAGGTTATTTAGAAGATTTACTTCTTGTTGATCTAAAAGGACAAGATCCTGAAGCTAAAATGGAATATTCCGAAGAAAATGCACAGTCTTTAGTTGAAAATTCTTCTGAATTTGATAATTGGCTCAACGAGGTAGTCTTTGACTTAGAAAACTTTCGCAGCCCAAAACAAACAAAATCTGTACAAAAAACTCCGCCTATTTCTGGACAATAAAGATGTAGGCATGTCCAAGGATCAATACTTGGACATGATGGAGCAAATGGGGGAGGAGCCTGATTGGGAAAAATGCCCCCCTGACTGGGAAGATTTTCCTCCTTTAGTTATTGATGCAGTAAATATATTTTATAGCATGGGCGATAGAATCTTTCCAGACATAGGATATATTGGGAAAGATTATACTAATTTTGAATTTTTACTTAAAAATTATTCAATAGAAAAACATCAAAAAGAATTTGTATTTGAAACAGTACTGTGGTTAGACAGTAGAGCAATCGAAATAGCTCAGAAAAAATTAAAAGCTGAGTATGATAAATTGAAAAGAAAAAGATAATGGCAGGAGATAGAGTCGTATTTGAAGTCAAGGCAACCGCTACAGGCTTCGAAATAGTTCAAGGAAAACAGAAAAAACTTGCACAAAGTGTTCAAGGCACTAGCAAGGCTATGGATGATGGAACTAAAAAATCTAAAGATTTCGACAAACAAAATAAATCCCTTTATCAAAGTAATTTAGCAGGATCAAAAAGTTTTTCAAAAATGAACCAAACTATTGGATCAGGTTCTTCTGGTCTTGTAGGTGCTTACGCGACTCTTGCTGCTAACGTCTTTGCTGCTACTGCAGCTTTCAATGCTTTACGAAGAGCTTCACAAGTAGAACAACTTATTTCAGGATTAGAAGCTCTTGGCAACGCTTCAGGTAAAAATTTAACATTACTAGCAGATAGAATAAAAGAAGCAGCTGGTGAAGCGATAGCTTTAGATGACGCTTTAAGAGTAGCTTCTGTAGGAGCTTCGGCTTCATTTAGCGGAGCTCAGCTAGAAGGGTTAGCAGAAGTAGCACGATCAGCAGCGATCGCACTTGGACGAGATGTTGGAGATGCGATTGATAGGCTTGCAAGAGGTGCTGCTAAACTAGAACCTGAAATTCTTGACGAATTAGGTATCTTTGTAAGACTAGATGATGCATCAGCAAAATATGCAGCTTCTGTAGGAAAAGCAACAAGTGAACTAACTCGATTTGAACAACGACAAGCTTTTGCCAATGAAATTATTGATCAAGGTAGAAGAAAATTCTCTGAAGTTGGAGCAGCAGTAGATGTTTCTCCCTTTGACAAACTCGCCGCCTCTTTAGCAGATCTTGCTAGAGGTTTCACCGATATATTCAACAAACTTTTAGGACCTCTCGCTAATTTTCTTTCTGAAAATACTTTAGCTTTAGCAGGTCTTATTGCTGTACTTACAAAAGGTATAGTTTCTCAAGCACTTCCTATATTGGGGCAATTTGCTAATAAAGCAAAAGTAGCTGCCGCAAATGCATTAGGATTAGTGAGTGTACAACAGAGAGCAATAAATGAACAAGTAAATTCTTTAGCAAGATCACTTCCTGGAATTAAAGGTATTGGAGGAGCTTTTGCAACAAACAATAAAATTATTAAATCTGGAAAATTTACAGTAGAAGAACTAAAAGCCTCAACAGTTGCTTTAAATACTTACGTACTAAATTCCGAAGCAAAAATAGCAGCGGGCAAAATAAAAAATGTACAACTAGTACAGAAAAGAATAGATCAAGCAAAAATAAGAATTGCACAAGAAGAAAAACTATTAAATCTTGCACTTCAAAGGCAGGGGCAAGAAGGAGATGTACCTCGAGCAACTTCTGTAGGAAAATTTGAAGCAAGAGGAGCATCTATTTTAAATAGACTAGATAAACCAGGAAAAGGGGGTGTAAAAGGATATCTTGAAGCGTTTAAATTATCTAGTAGAGCAAACAAAAGATTTATAAATGAACAAAAAGCAGCAGGGCTAGCTACTGACGTATTCGGGGTTAAATTAGGGTTTCTAGGCAAAGGATTAAATCGTGCAGGCTTAAGTTTACAAGCTTTTGGACTTACAGGAAGAATTGCTATTAAAGGATTATTTACTGCAATTCCTGTTATTGGTCAATTATTACTTGTAATTGATTTACTCATTGTCGGAGTTAAAAAAGCCATAGGGTTCTTTGCAGGATATGCAAGAGAGTCTTCCGCCTTAGAAAAAGCAAACGAAAGATTAGGAAAACAAACAAAGTTTTTTGCAGAAAATCAAACAGCTGCAGCAGAAGCAACTAGAAGTGCAAAAGAACAAGTTGTGGCTTCAGGAAATGCTGTTGAAGAATTAATAAAAGCAACACAAGAACAAACAGATCAACAACAAAAAGCAAATGAAGAAGTAGGTATATTTGGAAAACTACTTAATACAGTAGGAAGAGAGATAGAATTTATTGGCATGAAAATGGCTAGAATGTTTGCTCCTTTTGAGGGCGCATTTACACGATTATCAATTAATTTTAAAATTGCAGTATTAAAAATGCAACAAGATCTTGCTCCTTTTATTAATTTAATAATTAAAACTATAAATTTTTTAAATAGGGACTCAGGAATAGAACCCATAGCATTAATTGATGAAAATACAAATGCAGCAGAAATTCAAAGACTCACTGGAGAACTCGATGCACTAGCAGAATCTAGGAAAAAAGCAGCAAATACAGCAACATTAAATATATTTGGGTCAGTAGCCTCTACAAGTGCAGAATTTGAAAGTTTTCAAACTGTATTAAGAGGAACTGGAGAAGCTTCTAGAGAGTTATCAGAGTTTTTAGGTACCGATAATATAAATCAGTTTGCTGAATCTATAGCCAACGCAACAAGAGATGCAGATGGAAATATTGTAGGTTTAAATGGTTCACTTGCAGAATTGGTAAAAGAAATCGGAATTTTAGACGATGGAGTAATTACAAGTGTAGAGTACCAAGAATTATTAGGAGCAGCTTTAAAAGAAGGCACAAAACAATCTGTAGCAAATAAAACTGCAACTTCAGGATTAGGAGAAGCTTTTCAAAACAGTAATGAAAAAATAGCAGAATTTTTTAATACTTTTACAAAAAAGACAGGATTTTCTACTTTTCAAAGTATTCTTAAAGAAATAAATGGAAATATAAAAGAGGTTGAAGGTACTTTATCAAGCTCTGCAATAATAGATATACTAGAAGGGAAAGAAGGTGCAGGGTTATCAGGAGCATTTAAAGATTTTGTAGAAAATGGGGAGGGAGTAAAACAAATTCTAAAAGAGGTAGAGGGAGAGTTTGAAATATTACAATCTTATGGAGTAGAACTTACAGAGGAACTTAAAGCACAAGTTAGAGAAGAATATAAATTAGGAGAAGCATATAAAAAATCTTTAGCAGATGCTGAAAAACTTGTAAATGCAATAGTAGAAGCACAGCTATATGATAAAGCAAGACTTGATATATTAAAAGCACAGGAAGCTTCTGTAAACAAATATAATAAAGCAAATGAAGCTTCTGTTGGACTTAGCATAGACCTAGCAAATAGACAATCACAGATTAATCAAGATAGACTTTCAAATGAAATTAAATTCCAAGAACAAAGACTTGGGTTAGCTGAAGGCGCAAGATTTACAGAAGAACAAATAGCAAACTTAGATGCAGAAAAGCAAGGACAGTATGCAAAACTACTTGAGCAAAGAAATGAATTAAGAAAAGAACAAGTTGCTGAAATAGGTGCAGAAGAAAGACTAGCAATGATGGGTCTTGCAAAAAATGATTTGCTTAAAGAACAACTTGGATTAACTAGAGAAATAAATAGTACTCTAGCAACTACTGTAAAAAATGAAGCAATTTTAAGTAATATTAAAGCAGGAAGAGGTGGAAAACTATCTGATGCTCAAAAATTAGAAGCAGAGATTAAAGCAGCAGCAGATAAAGTTAAGTTCTTAAAAGATGAACTTGCTCTTATGCAATCTCGAGGAGAATTTGAAATAAAAATTGCAGAAATAAGACTAACTGCTGAAGGAATTGTTGGGGATGCTCAAACTACTTTAATATCAGGTCTTAAAGAACAATTAGGAATTCAGCAAAATATTACAAAGGAAAAAATAAAACAAGCAGAAAGCGATCAAACAACTGTAGGAGCAAGTCGATTTGAAGGACTGCAAGGAGGAATTTTTGCAGATGTAGGAGATGCATTTGATACTGCCAAAATAGAAAGTGAAACAAATGCAGGAAAAACTGTACAAGGCAGATTAGAATTAATGACTGATGCTCTTGCACCAATGAGAGAACAATTAGAAGCATTAGGCCCAGAAGGAGAATTAATTTCTGTAGCACAGCAAGGATTATTTACTCTTGCATCTTCTTTTGATGTAATTAAAGATAAAGGTCTTGCAAGTGCAGAGGGAATGGCAGCTGTAGGAAATGCAATCCTAGCAATTGGAGCAATTCAACAAGCTGCAGCAAAAGCACAAGTCGCAAATATAGATCAACAAATAGAAGCAGAAAAGAAAAGAGATGGTAAATCTGCTGAATCTGTTGCAAAAATTAGAGCAATGGAAAAGAAAAAAGAAATGATCCAGAGAAAAGCTTTTGAACAGAAGAAGAAAATGGATATTGCTTCTGCGATTATTAGTACAGCGTTAGGTGTTACAAGAGCCTTAGAACTTGGGCCAATAATTGGACCGATACTTGCTGGATTACAACTAGCTATGGGTCTTGCACAAATTGCAATTATCAAAAGACAACAATTTCAAGGCGGTGGGGGAGATGAACCTCAAGCAGTAAATACAGCTTTGAGTATTGGCGGAAGATCAAATGCTGTTGATGTTTCACAAGGAGCAACCTCTGGAGAGCTTAACTATCTGAGAGGAGGAAGAACAACAGGACAAAATCTTGGAGGAGCTGGAGCAAGTTTCCCAGGAGCTGCAATGGGTCGACGAGGCTATAATATGGGTACTAACTCAGTAGTAGTCGGAGAAAACGGACCTGAAGTAGCAACATTCCCTGGAGGTACTTCAATTACACCAAACTACGCACTTGGTAAAGGAGAAACAAATGTCAACTTTACAATTAATGCAGTAGATGGACAAAGTGTACAAAACATGTTATACACACAAAGAGGAAATATCATAGGAATGATAAGAGAAGCAGCAAATGCAAATGGTGAAGGATTCCTAGAATCAGTTGATCCAGCAGTTTATGGGGGCAATGGATAATGGCATTTAGTAGTTTTGCGGATAGATTACCTGATCCCAATTATAAAATAACAGAAGCAGGAGAAAATTCTGCAAGCGGGGTTGCTGGACCAGGATTTGCTTCAGTTAAATTTTCTTCTGAACAACCTGTTTCTATATCAAGAACAAACTCTGGTCGTGTAATTACAAGAAGCATCGTTGCTCAACACTGGGTCATAGATATTACTTATAATCCTATGACTCGAAATGAATTTGAACCCGTTTATAATTTTTTAATGGAAAAAAGAGGGCGATTAAAACCATTTTTTGTTGTCTTACCACAGTATTCGTCACCAAGAACATCAACGAGTGGAACAATTTCAGTTTCGGGCAGTATTACATCAGGGGATACAAATTTTTTAATAAATGGAATGGACAGTGTCACTGGAGGATTGCGTCCAGGTGACATGTTTAATTTCTCAGATTCCTCAAATTCCAATCATAAGAAAATTTATCAAATAGTAAGAGTTGCAGATTCAACAAATAAACTTTCAACAGATTCTGCTCTAGATTCTACAGATGAGAGAAGATTGTATGTTGTTCCTCCTATAGAAAAAGATGTTACAAGTGGATCAACAATTATTTATACAAACCCTACTTTTAGAGTAATTCAACGTAGTGATGTTCAAGAGTATTCTCTTGGAACAAATAATCTATACCAATTCAGCCTACAACTTGAGGAGGCTCAACCCTAATGGCAAAACGCAGCATTGACACTAGCATTGAAGAACTATTAGTTAGTAATGGTGACTTTGAGTACGCGCATCTAATAAAATTTGAAAGACCTTTTGATATTGATCCTAACTCACCAAACTTTCGTACAAATGCAAATCGTTATGCATATTTTACAGATGCAAGTCGTGACATTAGTTTTAATGATGGAAGCGTAGATCAAGATGGAAATGCAAATGGATCTCAAATTTATAGAGCGAATCGTGTTCTTTCTGTTGGACAATATTCAGAAACAACTTCTCCTCGTGCAATAAGTGTAGGATTAACTCTTGCAGGAGAACATTTAGGAACTTCTGTATCTATAACTGGAGACTTTGGATCTTCATCTTTTACTGTAGATTCAACTTTTCACAACGATAAAGATCGAACAGATTTAGTTGACTTCGGATTTCGTGAAGGCGATAAAGTAAAAATAACAAAAAACTCAGGCACCTTTTCTACAGGCGCCTCAAATGTAACATATATTATAACTGGATTTTCCAATAATAATCTAACAATGGCGCTTGCCACAACAGGTAATGATTCAGATGACGATACTTCATTTCCTACAGATACAAGTGTGGGGGTAACAATCACTTTAGAATCAGAAGAACTTAAAGCGGTTTTACTTGATAGAAGTGGAGTAAGTTTAGCAAATCCTTCCTTTTTAAATAGAGAAGTATTTATACATAAAATATTTATTGATCCAGAAACAGGAGATTTGCTGGGGAATACAAGCATACTTTTATTTAAAGGTATAGTATCTTCTTGTTCAATAGAAGAAAGTCCTACTGGAAGTAGAGTAAAGTGGTCATTGTCAAGTCATTGGGCAGACTGGGCAGCTGTAACAGGAAGAATGACAACTGATGAAGTTCATAGAGCATTAGATTCAAAAGGAAGACCCAACCCAGAGGCAGCAGTAAGACCTGAATATGCTTATGATCTTGGATTTTTACATGCAGAAACAACTCTCAATCAAATTGCAAACTATTCAACTTTTCGTGAAGAGATAACTTATAAAACAAAAAAACGTGGGGGTGTAGCAGGAATAACAGGACAAACAAAACTTGTAGAAGTTCGTAAAACCATAGAAGATATTAATGAAGTTGATCTTACTATAGGATTACAAGGAAAGTTTCTTCCAGTAGTGTATGGGGTTCAAAGAATAGCAGGTATACCTATTTTTGCAGATACAAAATCAACTGCTTCTAATATAGTCTATGTTGTTCATGCCCTTTCAGAAGGAGAGGTGCATGGTATCTATAATTTTTATGTAGACGGTGTTCCAATTATTTGTACTGATAAATCTGACTTTGACGTAAGAAATGCGTCTACTGGTACTGATAAAGATAATAGTCAATTGCAGTGCTATGGCAGAGCGGACCAAGGGGATACTGTAGGTGGCGACGATACTGCTTCTTATGCTGTAAGTGAAGCAAAAGCAACAACTTCTGATCAATTTTATCAAGCAAAACAAATTTCTGCTGGCGATGATCCTGAATCAAGAGCAAATATATTAAAAAATTTAACAAGACAAACAGATGCACACTATCAAACTATTGTAAGTAGTTCTGCTCCAAATCTAACCGCATCAGATGCTTTAGGATTACAACATGAACAATGGGCAGAAATTCAAAGCCCTCATAGTTTATCTTTAACTTTCTTTGCAGGAAGATCTACTCAAAAAGCTTCAAGTATGCTAGTAACTCAGGCAGAAGGTACAGGTGATGGAAGTAGATTTAAAAGACAAGCAGATTACTATGATTCAGATATTCCTTATTGGGGGCCTGATCATAGATTACTTGATACAGCTTATGTAGTAGGTGCTTATGTAATATCAGAAGATCAAACAACAGTTCCAGAAATAGAATATACAATCAAAGGAAAAGTTTTTGAAAATTATAATTATGATAATTCATATTTACCAGATTCTATAATAGGTTCAAGTGATAGTCATACAAATTTTAACGAAGGTGACGATGTTACTATAGAAAGAAGTACTGATGGATCAACCTGGACACAAACAAATGTAGAAGGAACTCCTTCTGATACTTCATTTAGAATATTACATAAATATTTACTATCTACAAGTAGAGGAACAACACATTATAGATTTATTTTAGATCAAACTCCTGATCTTGATGAAAGCAATGGGGTACCAGCTTATACTTATTTAAGACTTAAATCTGGTGCAAACTATTGGCATATGAGAACATGGAATCATAAATCGGTAGATAGTGCAAATTTTGCTCTTTATACTCAAACTCCAAGTTCAGTTGCAGTAAATGGATCAAATCAAATTCAATTAACTTTTAGTACAGCAGCTGCAGATTTATTAAAAGCTGGTTACACTGATGAAATTGCAAATTCACCTGCAAAAGTAAGTTATGCATTTAAAGTAAATGGAGTAAGTGCACTAAGTTATTTAGCAGATAATAGTATTGTAGGAACTTGGTCAGGAGATACAATTACTCTTGATGCAAAATATGATTCCGCACTTAATGGTGGAACAGCAATTGGAAGTATAAGCAATGTTCTTACTATTGAAATGTTTAAAAATAGAAACTTCTATTTTGGTGGAGTTGGCGGAGCTTTAACAAACTTTACTTCTTCTGCAGAATTAGAGGGTGCTACTATAACTATTGATCAAACAGGCGAATCAAGAATAATTGATAGCTTTGATGCAACAAATAAAAGAATAGAAATTGAAATGCCTTTTGTAACTCTTACAGAGGCAAATCATGATGCATGACTTACTTT